GCTCTACACCGTGCAGTCCGCAGAGTTCTTGCCTCTCTTAAAGAAAGTCGTAGCGGTAGGTCGTGTGAAATGGATCCCAGACAGCGCTTCACAAGGAAAAGACAACGCATCGTGGTACTTTTTTAACAATAGAATAAAGAAGGATCCCGAATTTGTTAGTTTTTATGGTCGTGTGGACTTAAATAATCCTTGACACTCCCATAATATCTGATATGAAATAGGTCTCCGTAGTATAAACCCTGTAACGAAGTGTCATTTGTTACAGGGTTTTTTTATTGTTTGTAGCTTATTTAGTTGACATGCCTCGCGTTGTCCTATACTAATGATTCCATACACAGCCAACGGAGGAAAAATGACACTTCTATTAATGAATGCTAACAAAAAGTATAAAGATTGGCCAAAGGAATTACATGAGCATTGTCCCTTTCTTAGTTACAGAGAGATTGCAAAGTTAAAGGTTGGAGATCTTGTACAGGTTGAAGGTAACTTTGAAAATGCTTTTGAGAAGTTTTGGGTTGAAATTGTTGAGGTAAAGGTAAAACGTCAATGGTTTGAGTGCGATCCTTGTAACAAAAAAAACCTTCTGAAATTAACCGGCACGATTACAGTTGGGGGACACCATATAATTCAAAGTATAGGCGCCTTTATACCTATGCTACAGGAGAAAAACACATGTCCTACACCCTATTAATAGAGAAAACCGAAGTTAAACATTACAGGCTTGATGTTGAACTTGATTACGATGATCTGGTCGAGTGGGTCAATGGAGGCCACGGCTCTTATAAAGAATATCTTGTGGGTCATCTTTTTGATTTAACCGTTTCGGATAACCAAGAGCCTGATTTTACCGAAGAAGAATACTACATGGATTACGTTGAAGATTACTTCCAAGACCAAGATCCCGATGTTTTGTTTACACGATATTATTATGACGCCTCTCATCATGCTGAGTACGATCTTGAAAGCGAAGACTGTACGCTCTTAAATGTCAGTAAGAAAATGTCTGGAGTCAAATGATGGGAAAATCAATAAGATCTCGTCGCGAGTATAAATGCAATAGTTGTAAGTCCCCCATCCGAAAGGGGGACTTGTACTACAAGAAATCGGTAACGGTCGGTAGTCCTTCGAAGATAACAATAGATAACTCAACAGGGTATCCTGCCATGGTTCAACATGGCTACACGTTCGTTGATAAGATTTGTGAGAGGTGTAATGTTTAAATTAAAAACAATGACTATTGAAATTAATAATACTGCTAACTCAGACACTATTACGTTAACTACCACAGAAGGTTTAAATATTGAAAATTTAATTAATTTTTTGAATAATACTGAAGAAACAAAAAAACTTAAACTTAAAGAAACGTGGGAAAAAGCATTTAACCGATGTAGTAAACAGAGTTTAAATTTAATTGAATATATTTTTTTAAAGAAACTTGCTTTTGGAGAGGGTTTCCCTGTTTGTAGAGAAAGCCTTTTAAAAGATTTAAAAGTTAAGCCTGAAGGGTTAAATGGAAGAATAGGAAGTATTAACAGGTGTTTTGATACACTTAATAAAAGTAAACCTGTAATTATTTTTAATCGAGATAATAACTCTTATGATATCGACTCTAATGATTTTTTAAAACATTGGAACATTTTTATAGTTTAAAATATAAGGAGGCCTAATGAACATATTTGATAACAAGCTAAAGTTTCCCACCACCGTGTATAGGTTTGACAAAAACCATAGGTTTCGTCTCTCAAGACCATGCAACTGCGAGGAAGTGGATCACATTCACAAACATTGCGTCGATTGCGACGGGATATTGGGGGAAGAAGGCGATATGGAGGATTACTGCTATTCTTGTTACACCCATTCTGATACACTGACCAAAGAGAAAGTTGAGATAATACTCAACACCGCGTTTAAAAAGGTGTTCAGCAATGGATGACACAGAAAAAGAAATAGAAGCTTGGGTTAAAGAAAACTACGCCTTTAATCAGGGCAGACGGCTCACGGTTAAACTCCTCGATCTTTTCGAACAAAAGGATCTTATCCAAGGGCCGGCCATTAGTGCCAGTCTGTCCGTTCTCATACAGGAAGTTATTAAAGTCATGGGAAACCGTAAGGACACCGAAGGTATTCTTAAATCCATCTTGGATAAAGTTCCAGAACCGCTCGACGAAATAGATAGTCGAGACGAGTGGTTTAATGATGATTCAAACGTGCTGCACTGATGGTCGCCTTCATTCCAAGCCCCATATATAACTACTGTGTTCAATATCAAAGTCCCGCGGCTCACGGTTCACAAGACCCAAGCGTTCTTTATATCTACGCCACAAGTGAAATCCATGTGAAACAAATATTGGCCGACTACAAAGTCCTGTCGATAGATTTGCAGGAAAACGTGTGATCACATAACCTATTGTTTTTAAAAGGTTTTATTAGCTGTTGCATTACAAAGTCCCATATGATACTATAGAGTATGCGGTAACTTTAACTACAGGAGATCAAAATGTATTTTATAAACCAATTGTTATTAAATCACGAACCTAGCTTAAACTACATAGCACGGGCTTGGGCAAAGGAGTGTGTGGAAGACGAGGCTTATACCTCTAACTGGGATCACGAATACGAAAGGGCGTGGTCTACCCTTGAAGATGAACTTAAATATGAAGGTTTAGAAATGACCTACGAATGGTGGGATAGGGGGAGGGAGGTCGCATGATAGAAACAGCATTGCTATGCCTTGCGCTCAACGTCTACTTTGAAGCGCGGGGCGAAGAATCCATTGCAGGGAAAATTGCCGTCGCCGAAGTCACTCTCAACAGAGTGGCCTCCCAAGACTATCCAAACACAATATGTGAAGTCGTCCTTCAGGAAAATCAAAACGGGTGCAGCTTCTCATGGTGGTGCGACGGGCAATCCGATGTTCCCGCAGAATACACCGCGTTCCAAGAATCAAAAGCACTCGCCAGAATGATGATTAAAGATGGGGAGTACATAAGTGTGGTCGGAAAAGATGTAACCCATTACCACGCCAAATCGGTAAATCCGTATTGGAGCGATAGTTTGTCGTATAAGACCAGTGTGGGTAATCACATATTCTACACTCAGAAGCTCAACAAGCCCTTACCACGGCCCACAGGCCTTATTTGTGAACAGAGAGACCAGTTTGTTTATGTGGAGGATATGTGCCTAAAATACGAGGACGAGATATAACGGCCCACGTTACAAAAGTTACGTTTGTTATATATAGAGGTAAAATTAAAAAAAATAAAAAAAGGTAAAATATTGCCGTAACTGGTGTAACCGTGTAACTTTCGTTGTTATCCCTATATATATAAGGGAATTATTAAGTTACATAAGTGGTTACACCATGTATGTACTAAAATGTAACTTGTTAAATGACAAAAGTGCCTTATAGGGCCTAAAATCAAAAAAAATAAAAAAATAATTTTCTGGATATATATAACAAAAGAGGTTATTAAGAAAACTACATGGAAATAACGTAGGTATCATATGTCTAGATATAAACCAGTAAAACGAACAGATAACGTTGTTGAAACAAGAGGTCGGAAAAAAAACACTATTCATTCTAAACTATCTCGTAAGCAGGAGCTTTTTGTAAAAGAACTTGTTAGTCAGGATGGACAGATAACAATGAGGGAAGCTGCTATTAATGCAGGCTACCCTGCCAGTTCCGCTCATGCCAGAGCGTGGGAACTTACAAACCCTGAATATTCTCCACACGTTGTACACGCTATAAAACAATATCGTCAGGAACTGGACGAGAAGTATGGCGTAAACTACAAACGACATTTAAGAGACCTACAGGTTATTCGAGATCATGCCTTGCAGAATGGAGCGTATTCGGCAGCCGTTCAAGCAGAGTATCGAAGAGGACAAGCTCAAGGCGACATTTACATTAGCAAGTCAGAGATAAGAACAGGCTCTATTGATAGCATGAGTAAAGAAGAAGTTTTGAAAGCTTTAGAAGAAGTGAAGAACAATTATGCCCCAATCACCGTCGATGTTACCCCTGAACGAGAAGACAATACCTCGAACCGCAATAAAGCGAGAAAGCGGATTTTACCAAAAGCTGAAGAAGGTAATATTATTGAGGAAACCACGGTGGGTTCTAACCCGTCTTGAAACGTGGGCAATGCCGGGCGTTCCAGACCTTTTGGTTTGCGATGAAGTTGGCGATTTCCACCTTATTGAATTGAAGTTTACAACCTCTAAGGTTGTAGCGTTATCGCCCCATCAAGTTAGCTTTATGGCTAAACATAAGAAGGCTTCTGTTTGGATACTTGTTTGGAAAGCGGATCGAAGAGGTGGCGGTAAACAAGACATATATTTATATCATGGTAAGGACGCAATCGACGTTCGTATGGAAGGCCTTAATATAAAACCTTTGTATCATGCAGATGGTGCGAAAGATTGGGGAGATGTTTTGGACTTGATCTCTGTAAAATAGTATGCGATAAGTGGAATCATCAATACTATGGAGGTATCAAGATGGAGAGTGGAGACCTCGCAGTAGAAAACACCGTTTTTTAAAAATACACGATAAGAAATTAAAATGTTTATGGAACAAGGAGGTTAATTAATGTTTTTTTTATTAGATTGGTTAGGTCGTTTTTTGTACGGGGACGACTATGATAATTTATCAAAACGGGCGTCACAACAAAAACCAAAACGCCGAAGACGACGATAAAATTAGACCCTGCTTGACGGCAGGGTTTTTTTTATGCTAGGGTATGGGATAACGTAAATACTATGGAGGTATAAAGTAATGGGTAAATTTAAAGTTACGTGCTGTTCGACAACGTACATGCATTATATTGTTGAGGCAAAAAACGCAGAGGAAGCAGAAGAAAACTACAGTACCTTTTTAACGTGTATTGTTGACTCTTCTTATGGGGACAATGATGAAGAGGTTTTGGAGACTATAGAAATAGAGGAGGATGCGTAATGACACATAAATATGAAGAAGAACTAGAAATACTAAAGGAACGTATATGTCGAGACGTTCGTAACAGTATTAAAGAATTTTTAAATGCTGATCCAGAACAGGGGATGCACTATGATGTCCCGTTAGAAAAACAGTTTGCTGAAGCGTGTGAGGATATAGCAGACCGCGTTTCAAATATGGCGGATAACTTGCACTATAAAGCTATGGATAGACAATCCTCACAGGCGTGGACGGATGCAGAAAATAAAGATCGTTTAGAAAAAGCTTTTAGTAAAATTCATGGTAGTAATTGGAAAGACGCCTTTACTTGTGAAGTTCCAGAAAAAGATTTTAAACTATATGACGATGCTTGTGTTTATCATACGGGAGCTATGCTACAGAAAGTTTCTGTCTGCGATGGGATAGTGCAGTGCTATTGCGATGGTTATTACCATGCTATAGGGGCATAGAACTTTTAGAAATTTCTATTTGACTATGTATACGATTTTATGCGATAAGAAAGGACGGGGCGATTCTCGTCCTTTCTTGCATTCAAACTATGGAGGTATAAAATGCACAATATCGAAAATGAAAACGGAACGTTAATGGGTCTCATGCAGAAGGTTAACGAACTTGCCCAAAGAAAAGAAGATTA